CCTTTTTATTTTTTCGTTTCACGTGAAACATGCACCTGTGACCTGTGGCCTGTGGCCTCGGCTTGCGGACTGTGGTGCGTGCTTGTGGGCGGGACCCACCCTTATTTTTTATTTCTGCTTGAGGGCTGGTGGAATACTACCAGCCCTCTGTCCTTGTTCAGGATTCTTTGATTACTAACCAGCAAACCTATCTAAAATTGCTTCAGTAGGTTCTTTGATTTTACCCTTAGCCAGCAACATAGAATCGCCGCCGCTACTCATGTGAGGCTTTCGCCAAACTTCGTAGTAGTCGCCATCCTTCTCACGGCTCAGGGTCGTAACTATTTTCCCTTCCCAGCTTTGAGCCTCGACCGTGAGCCCGTGATGGGCTCGAGCCGTGGGCTGAGTCTTTCTAGCTGAGTCGGATATTATCCCGTAAAAATGGCTCATATCTTTAACCCCTTTCTAAATGCCCGAAACTTTTTGATGGCTTCGGCTTTGGTGTAAAAATAGTAAACCCGGCTTTCCCAGTAACCATTGATGATGTCACTGATGCGCCAGGCGCCTTCATTATTTTTGTCTATGATCATGAGTCTACCTCATCAACATAAACCGTGATATAGTCATGAAGGTTTTGTTTTACCTCTACCAGCGCCAACGCTTCGGCGTGATTCTCGTCGGGGGCTTCAAAGGTTAGATCGAAGTTATCAATCCAATTGGTATCAGCCTCTAGTGTACATATATATTTTTTCATATATTCCTTTCGTTTCCTTCATATAGGATATTATGGCATAAGATGCAAGGCCAGCAGCTCAAAATAAATAAAATTTTTTTCTTGACATATCCTAGAATTTCCTATACAATATTCCGCCGCAGAGAAGAGCTTGTGGGCGGGACCCACCCTCTGAGCTTGTAGCCTGTGGTTAGTGCTTGTGGGCGGGACCCACCCGGGGGGGGAAAGCGCTTAAAAAAAAGGATCAGTCCGGTAGCGGAGGTTAATTCCCATATCACCGGTCTTCTTACAATGTCCGCACTGCAGTAGGGACATTCAACGCATCTGATCCCAGAACCAACAGACCCCCTAAAATTATCGGGATCACCAATGATACAATCTATTGGTTCAGGGATCAGGAGCGGGCAGTATTTTTCAACCTTACCCCGCTCTAATCCTACTTGCTTTTTCCGGTGCAAGTCCCGTGATCACTTGAGTTTTTATCGCCGTAGTGACCAAAAGGGCGATAGAATAGTTATAGCACAATATCCTATATACTCAAGGACAATATTGTCGCACCCCAGAGAAGAGCATGTGGGCGGGGCCCACCCATATAAAAAAAATAAAAATAAATGTTTTTTAGGGGTTGACTATATCCTATAATAACCTATAACTATTTTATAACTTAACAAATAGAAAGGAATACAGTTATGCAACCATTAAGAAAAGACCACGTTGACCATTACAAAGACTTTGTAAGAGATGAGTTTAGTCTTGCGTCAAATAAAGTAGAGCGTGAAATATCACAACAAGCCCAAGATAAAGTTGAAGAGGTTGGTGATGAGTTCGCTAAAGTAATAAATAAAAACTTGCCTGCTCTAATTAAAGAAATGGCAAAAAAAGAAAAAGCGTTGAGAGATTTCCAAAGTAAAAAACAATCCATGGAACATGATCTCAGAGTTGACGCTCAAATAGTTGCGGATAAAATCACTGAGCTTTTTAATAATATCAAAAAGCGTAATAAGTGGGATATGCAAAATATCAACATTAATATTAATGATGATAACGACGCTGTTGATTACATACACAAGAAAATTAAAAAGGCTTGTTATGAAGAGGCAGAAGTCCACGCTAGAGCGCAACATAAATTATATCATGCACTAGAGAATAAAAAGAAAAAGTGTTTGAATATACTTTATACAGGCAGTCACATTCAACCGACGTTGATTGAGTTGCAAAAAGAAATGGCAACAGCTAACATACAATTAGATTTACCTAATTCACTGTTAGCTTTACCGAGTAAATAATTATGGAAATATTATTTATACTTGGGGTGTTTGTAATTATCGGTGTTGGGTTATGGTTAATGCGTGAGACCGATAAATTTGTTGATGAGCAAAATAGACAAATCCGATTACAGCGTGCCTGTGATCGTGTTGATGAGTTAGTTAAACAAAAACAAATGGAGTTTAAATTTGATAAATAAATAACCAAACGTGGCGCGAGATTAACACACTCGCGCCACACTAGAAAAAATAGAGAAGAGCATGTGGGCGGGGCCCACCCTAAAAAAAGAAAAAAGGCAGCACTACATCTTGTGCCAAAGTTATCCACAGGCACTAAAGTGCCAAATTAATTTATTTAGTGGGTTGACGTATATAGGAGATTATGCGATACTCGCTTATTAACTTAACGAAAGGAATACAATGCCACTAGAAGTTCACTACACTAACCACAAAGCGTGGAACGCTAACACTAAGTCTATTGATCCGACGATCAGAAAAGAGGCTGACGAGATTGGTCACTTTTTAATGACAATCGGAATTTCAGAAATTTCTGAAAAAACAATCGATGAGGTTGTTATCCGAAAATTAATCTTGGATAAATTCTATCCAGTAAGTGCTGAAAGCGAGAATAAAACTCCAAAGGAATGGAGAGAGATTTTCTCAAGGCACATGGGTTTAAATATCCAGGGCAGATGGGCTAGCAACGAAACTCGTTGGAAGTTCACATCTCGTCATGCAAAAAGCATGATGCACGATATTGTTCATAAAGTTTTAAGAGAGGAGGATAAAGTTAATCGTGCAGGGTTAATTGATAATTCTCCAGAGGGGAGAATAATAGACTAGCTTCGTTAAGGAAGAATGGCCATGCAGTTTTTGCATGGCCTATCCTACATTATCCTATGCAGAAACTGCATAGCTCATAGAGAAGAGCATGTGGGCGGGACCCACCCAAAGAAAGGGGACCCTAAAGGAACTATATCAGAATTCGAACTTTTTATGTTTACGCGAATACCCCTTAAAATTATAGGGGTCCCAGACCTACCCTATAGTGTTTGATTTGCATTGTTAATGGTGTATAATACTTTACCACCCATATTTAAATGTATGCTAACTGTTGAAGATATTAATAAAATAGAGGACCCTATTGAGCGAAGGAAGCTCAAGATACAGATTATACAACGACATCAAAGAAAAGAACTTAAGCAAGTTAAAACTAATTTTTTATCTTTTGTAAAAAAGATGTGGCCAGATTTTATAGAGGGGTCCCATCATCAAACTATAGCAGAAAAATTTAATAGATTGGCTTCTGGAGAATTGACCCGTCTAATTATAAACATGCCGCCTAGGCATACTAAATCTGAATTTGCGTCGTTCTTTCTCCCTGCTTTTATGATCGGGCAGAATCCTAAATTAAAAATTATTCAAGCAACTCACACAGCGGAGCTTGCAGTAAACTTTGGTCGTAAAGCAAAACATTTAATTGACTCAGAAGAGTATCAACAAATTTTTAATACAAGACTCCAAGAAGATAGTAAAGCTGCAGGACGTTGGAACACATCGGATGGTGGTGAATACTTTGCAGTCGGTGTCCAAGGTGCGGTAACCGGTAGAGGTGCTGATCTACTCATCATCGATGATCCACATTCAGAGCAAGATGTAAACTCACCTTCTGCATTTGATAATGCATGGGAGTGGTATACATCTGGTCCACGTCAACGTCTTCAACCAGGAGGTCGTATTGTTGTGGTTATGACAAGATGGTCTACAAAAGATTTAACACAAAGATTATTGAATGCACAAAAAAACGAGAACGCGGATCAATGGGAAGTAGTAGAGTTCCCTGCAATCCTTCCAAGTGGAGAACCAGTCTGGCCTGAGTATTGGAAGCTCGAGGACCTCGAATCTGTTAAGGCATCCGCTGGTGTTGCAAAGTGGAACGCGCAATATATGCAGAACCCAACTTCAGAAGAAGGAGCTCTCATTAAAAGGGAGTGGTGGAAAAATTGGGAGTCTAAACATATGCCTCACATTGAACATACGATTCAAAGTTATGACACAGCGTATTTAAAAAAAGAAACTGCTGACTACAGTGCAATTACTACCTGGGGAGTTTTTCGTCCTAATGAAGACTCACCTCGTCAATTAATATTATTAGATTCTTATAAGGAACGTTTAGAGTTTCCAGAACTTCGTCGTGTTGCCTTAGAGCAATATAAATATTGGAATCCTGAAACAGTTATCATTGAAGCAAAAGCATCAGGACTACCTTTGATGTACGAGCTTAGACAGATGGGAATTCCTGCAATGAATTTTACACCAAGTAAAGGTCAAGATAAAGTTGCAAGAGTTAATGCAGTATCTCCATTGTTTGAAGCTGGACAAATTTGGGCGCCTCTCGATCAAGAGTTTGCACAAGAACTTGTAGAAGAGTGTGCAGCATTTCCTTACGGCGATCATGACGATTTAGTTGACAGTACAACACAGGCTCTGTTAAGATATAGACAAGGCGGATTTATAGATCACCCTGAAGATTATCAAGAAGAAGAAAAACCCAAAAGAAAAAAGAAATTTTACTGGTAATGACTTTCGTATTTAAACACCCTAGTAAGTATAAAAACCCAACCCTTACTAAAAACATGCCTTATGTGAAAAGGGATCAAATACCTCCCCTTAGTGGGCCTAACCCTCAAGGCTTGATTAATGAACCAAAAGCATATAAACAAGATAAATTGGAGAAAATAAATGGCAGAAATAGACAAAGCATTAACCGAAATAAGAAAATCGGTTGAAATAGCAGGGCCCGAGGAACAAGTCGAGGTCCAAGAAGAGATTAATGAATCAGTACCTAGTGCTGGTGAAACAGAGATTACTCCCACTGAAGATGGCGGTGTAGAAATTAATTTTGAACCTGGAGCATTTAACCAAGCACAAAGTGAAAACCACTTTGACAATTTAGCCGAGTTATTACCAGAGGAAATATTAGGTCCTCTAGGTTCAGAATTAAATCAAAACTACATGGACTACAA